AAGGACGGATTAGGACTGCCAAACACGCATAACGCCCCACGAATAGGGCGGCAGAGTATAAACAACTGCCGCCCACTAAGTGTAACTTAGAGTCCGAACTTCTCCCGACAAATAGGACCGATTCCTAACTCGATTGAGAGGGCATTGGTCAACTCACGACCGCAACATGAACAGGAACCTGTATTCTGCCCGTAGAGTTTAGCGGCAGCATAAGGATCAGCAGCAACGGATTGCACTCGCTGGATAAACTCTACCTCGCTCAGATTGGTCTCATTGGAGGTGATCCAACCCAGATAAATGTTGCTAAGAGTGCCCCACTGATTGACCTCTTTATCGTGAGAGAAAACATACATCTTACCCTGATACTTAGAGGGTTTCACGATAAACTCAGAGAATCGCATTGTGATTCTCTTTAGACCGCGATTCTGTGCTTCTTCAATAGCATTAACGATCCCTGCGAAAGAATAGGCGGGGCGGTCGGTGTGGCGGATGATCGGATGGCGCATGATGCTTACCGTGTGGTGTGGTGTGGAAAGGGAACCCTTGCGGGTTCCCCAGAATCTTAGCACGGATCAGTAGGTTGTCTCCCAATCAATCCGCTCCGCTTCTGTCATCGGACGGGTGAGCAGCAGCGAACCTAGGGAGCAGATCTCAACCTCTTCACCCTGCTCTACGGGGCAACCCCACGAAAGCACCAGATCAGCGGGCAGGCAAATCCAGGCGCGGGCACCCGCCTTGGTGTCGCAGTGAAAAGGAACCCACCGCAGGGGTTCGAACTGCGCGGGAAGGCGGCGGGTGCCAACGCTGCAGGGGTTGGAGGGATTCCAGGCGGTCACGGTGGTGTGGTGTGAACTACCCCCATAGATTCCCATACCTGCCACGATCCCGCAACCCCCCTGAACCAGTCTGCAGATTGGCACACTTGCCAGGATCACCCTATAACGCTTGCGTGATCTGCATCATAACGATTGCGTGATCTGCATTATCACGATGGCGTTATACGATCAGTTAGTATAAAGAACTAAGACAGGATTAAGTGTAGAGAATTAACCACACCACTGACTCACAAACTACACTTAATCCTGAGTTAGTTCTTTATACTTTCTACTTTCTACTTTTTCTTTCTTTTATTCTTTGCTGCTCCTTTCTTTGGTGTTAGGATGTTCTTGAATCTTTTATCAGGGCGTGATTTGCCACCCTTATGAATCCATCTTCCGAATACCATTGTTCTTTCCTCAGATAAACTTAGCAGGTGATCCACAAGACTTATAGAATGCGATCATTCTTTCTGCCTCTTCTTTTGTGGTGAATGATTGTGTTCTCCATTCACATTGATTGTATGGAGTTTGATAGGTGATTGTGAAACCAATTGAATTGATTTGCTTTTGATTGTTGTACATGAATCTAGATGTGATTGTGGTGTGTGTATCTAGTCGAGATGTGTATGATGTGCATCTCGACTAGATTAATGTGTGCGATCTCGACTAGATTATACTCGTCGAGATTCAATAATGATGCTTTGACATAACATTGTTGGGATCATTATACCAATCAGAATCCTCATAAGATTCTGACATTCTGATCATAAGATCCTCAGTCAATGTAACCACTCCAGTTGTAACTAACTGCAGGATTTCTTCAGCGGTGAGAAAGGTTTCCATTGTGGTGTGGTGGTAAGGGGGGAACCCTTGCGAGTTCCCCAGAATCTTAGCACAGGGTCAGGAGTCTAAGGTCTCCGCCCGTAGACGCTTGTGCAACTGGCGCAGTTGGTTCGCCCAGGCGGGAAACTCCTCCCGCGTGTCGCAAACGTAGCAGATCAGAGCGCAGCGGATGGAATCCCACTCACCCTGGGTGAGGGTGACGGTTTTGGTGGTCTCTGTGGTGGTGGTCATGGTTCAGTGGTGTGAACTAAGAGAATCCTACAGGGTCAGCGGCGCACCATCTCAGCGGCAGTGTACAGTGCGTCAGCTGTCACAGTGCGGATAGGGCGGATTGGTTCCCAGAACCAGTAGAGCAGTAGAGCAGCGATCAGAACCTTAAGCATGGTCTGGCGGTGGTAGGAGGGTGATCTGGGGCGTGTGAGAGCATTCCACATCATTCCAACCCACAAGCGGAAGGACGGGTGAGGCAGATGCGATCGGCGGCGGATTCTGTGCTAGGATCAACGGTTGCCAGTGCCATCTGAGCAACAGCGCAGGAGAACAGGCAGAAAAGGAAGGGGATTGCTTTCATGGTAGGGAAGGAAAGGGGGGAAGGATCCCCCCCGATTGTATCACCCGATCAGGGCGGCGGCGATGCGGTCGCGCTTGCGGATCTTAGCGGGGAGAATGTACCAGGCGCTGCGCTTGCCGTTGCTGGTGCGGATGGCGTCTAGGATGCCCTCCCGCTCCATTTCAACCATCAGGGCGTGAACGGTGCCCTTGTGCTTGCTGGGGTTGAGTCCCATGCCCCTGACGATCTCAGAGCAAGTCTGGGGACCGTTCTGAATCAGGGTAGCGCGAACGGCGGTGCGGATCAGGGTTCGGAGGTTCATCGGTGGTGTGGTGAACTTGAGAGAATCATACAGGGCACAGATGCGATCCGTCTACAGGGTGTTGTGCCAGCCTGCAGACTGTCCACCGATGCGGGTTTTGCGGGCATCCTGATGCTTATAATACGGGGACAATCGAAAGAGGTGGGGGGTATCACCGTAGACGAAAAAGGTCGCCACCGAACCTGCCATAAAATAATGGCGAAAAAAGTATAAAGAAAGGGGGCGAATGTTGCCCCCCTTAAATATACCTTACACTGTGGCGGGTTTCTTACTGTAACCGCTGAACTGATTGTTTACACGACGCTGGCGAATTGCAGCGCCCCATGCACTACCTTTCGGTTGAGTTCCATGCACTAACAGCGCGAACGGTTTGTTACCAAAACAGTGTGAGTCGTCGTGATCTACCTCAAGACCTGCAGCGTTTGCATCATCCTCAGTCATGAAGACTTTAGCGTAGCGAGTAAAGAATCCCTCATCAATTAGATAATCAAACTTGCCACCATAAGATGCCGTCATGTAGAAGTTCTCAGGCATCTTAAAGTTCAGAAAGAGTTGCAAACTCTTTGAGTAGCAGTAGAACTTAAGATCAGGATTGCGGTGTGCAACTTCAATCCAAGCATCCAAATACGCACCTGAAAAGAAATCACCAGACTCGTGAATCCTTACCAGTTTAGTATTCTTTGTGCGGTGTTCTTGAATGCTGTTGTGAATCAAATCGGCAGCAGATCCGTCTTTGATTGCATCAGAAACCATCTGCAGATTCTGAGCACGATTGTAGAATGCTGCGTCGTATTGTACTTCAGACGATGCAGCAAAGCACCGAAAGATTGTGTGCTCGCCGTCTTGAATGCTGCGCTTGCCGTTAGCATCAACGACAGCAAAAGACTTGCAAAAAAGAGCACCAGGGCAGGTTTTACCTGCAGGCAGGTTGAAAATTAGAGTTTGCTTGCCGAGTTTGGCGTTACCCTTGGTGAAGTTCAGCATGGTGGTGTGGTGTGAACTGAGGTTATCTTAAGGGTAGCAGGGGGGATCCTGCGATCCCCCTTGTGCCACTTCGCCAACTGTCACCAGAGACCTTCTTTAGTCAAACGGAGCACAAATGCGTTGGCGATTGCACCACAATGGGGGCAGACTGTAGCGTATTTGATCTCACTTTTGAGAGAATACTTTGCACTGTCGTTCATGTAACGTCCGAACTTGTAACGATAGATTGCACTCAGAGTTTTGAGCAGTTGGCGCTTTTCAATGTTGCCAGCCACTTTGTTATACATTCCGATGAAATTGCGGAAGTCTGGGTAATAAGACTTAGCGCACTTTTCCAGTTTCTCAACAACTTGCGTCGCCAGTTCTTCACCCAAATGCGGGATCAGTTCTTTGATTGCAAACTTGTTGAATGGTAGCAGTTCATCCTCCAATGTAGAAGAAACTGGTTGTACCATTGTGTTAGAAACCATGCCCAAGATCTTGGCGATCTCATCAATTTGACCCTGAACTTGGTTGCCGTTGATAACAACTTGAACGGTGGTGGTGTTCATTTTGTGGGGTGGTGAGTCGGCGTCAGTGGTGCGCCGTTGGGTGAATGATGCCCCACCCAAACCGAGCACCACAACCACCTTTGTGCCACTGGTTTGATTGTCACAGGCCCACGGTTTTTTGCACTTATAGGTATTGGGTAGCAGGGGAACCCGTACCAACCAGAACCCAGAGCACCGTGCTAGGATGGGAGACTGTGTTTATAATCGTATAATGCTACTGTTATAATGTATTATAATGCCAAAGAAAAAGGGAGGCAGTCACCACTCCGCCTCCCTCAGTTTCACCTTGACCCCTACATGTTAGGATTATCTATGCTCTTACGCGCAGGGTGACTTTACATAAGCGGGAGGCGAACCCCTTCCTCCCTTTGTCTTACAATTCTACCACCCAGTCGGGATCGTTGTCAAGTGTTGCCCAGAAGAAGTATTTACGATTCATAGATGCAACAAAGACCTTTCCTTCTTTGTGTTGCTCGATGATACATTGAGCATTGTTCTCCATGATGTTAGCAAAGCGATTTTTTGCTTTTCTAGAGATGGGTGTGACGGCTGCTGTTTGCATGATGATCTCGAACTCGATGTGTGCAATCTAGTTGATGATGCAGGTCTCGTCGAGATCATGTGTGCCACTAGATGCAGTGGCACATCTCGTCGAGTTTTAGAATTGGATCTCGTCTAGGGTTGGAACAAAATCTTCACGAGATTCACTATCGTCCATCCCAGAAGCAAGTAACTCAAGGATTTGCATAATCTCGTTCCCATTTTTACCTTGACGAAGTTGAGAAAGAAAAAGTTGTTTGGTCATTGTGCAGATTCTTCTAGAAGTTCGGGATAGTATTGATTAACCTCTTCGGTCAATTCTTCGTCCGAATACTTATCATAACCCTCCATCAGGTAGTCATAACAGAGGCAGGTCATAGTCTTGAGATCCATGTCATCCAGCATTTGCTGAACCATTTGATCTTGAAGGTCTTTGCGATTCATAATCAGGCAGAAACTTTGTTACGGACACGACGCACTTCGTCGTCAATGATCTCAAAAACTTGTTCGTAGATGTAATCACATCCACCAAGTTCAAGCAACACCTCATCAGTATCTTCTACATTGAGATGTACCTGTTCATCAAGATTTTCGATGCCATTCTCATCCTTGGGATAGTAGAATACATCTTCCTTGGTGAATACAAATGCAGCGCAGGGTGCATGTTCACCTTGTTGCTCAATCAGATTGTCAACTGATTTGCGAAGTTCGGAAAGTGTGCGGTACATAATCAAGAAAGAACGTGGCGATAATCAATGGACTTGATGCACCAACCTGTAGCAGCGGTGATCTCTTCTACAAGGTCTTCCTCATCATCTGCCTCCCAGATTGTACCGAGAGTGTCAGCAGTGGTGTTATCATAATGATGCTGAGTGAACTCTTCATCATCATCAAAATCAAACTCAATGTCGATGATTTGGAATTGCATCAGTCTTCAACAAAGATGGAGTGGATTTTGTTGCGGATGCTATAAACTTCATCAGGATCGAACAGATCGTCGTCCAGGGCATTGCCGATGAAGTTGTAGATCAGATCCCACTCGGAATCTGTGAAGAACTCTTTGATGGGGTGAGCAGTGGTGTTCATGGGGTGTCTCAGGAACAAACGTAGTATGGCATGGGTTGGGGGGTCTTGGAACCCCCCTTGTGCCAGTTGTCAGAGTGTCACGTTGCTGTTGACAAACTGATTCCAGGATTGCTCATTCTCTTCTTCATCCTGCATCTCAGGAATGTCGAAGATCTCTCCTGGTGCTTCCATGATCTCAGTCCAGAGGGTGTCTTCCATGAGTGGTGTGGTTGTGAACAAGGGAACAATAAACCAAAAAGGGGGCGTTGCCGCCCCCCATTGTGCCAGTTATCAGACTTCCACAAGCTGTTCGCTCTTGCGGGCACGGTGGATGTAGGAACCCACCGAACCCTCAGGATCGGCAATCACTTGCTCCAGGTCTGCAACAAAGGTGCTAGGATCGGCAGCACGGAAGGTGTACTGCTTGTCGCTGCTGGTGAACTGGATGCTCACCTGATCACCGTCCACGCTCAGGTCAGAGATGGCGGTGCTGTTGATCTTGAAGTTACGCATGATGTGTTTTGATAATTAAGATAGTCGGATTAGGCACACAGTGTGCCAGTAGGGCGAGCGGGACTTGAACCCGCACGAGCATACGCTCAACAGATTTTAAGTCTGGGGTGTCTACCAATTCCACCACCGCCCCTTGTACGATGACATTCTAGATCATAAGGTCTAGAGTGTCAAGTGCTCCTTGCGTGGATCGAACACGCCTCAGGCGAATTATGAGTTCGCTGCATTCACCAGATTGCTAAAGGAGCATAAAATGGGTCTTGCCACCCCGTCAAGACCCTTGTAACAGTTCTTATGCTGTCACATAGTTAGGAATCTCGACGAGTTCTACAGGTGCCTTATAGTTGATCTGGTAGCACTTCCAGTTATCGTCGAGATTGTACAGATAAGCATACTCTTCGCCACCAAGATTTCCACTTACAAACTCGTCGAAAGAAGTATGAGCAATGTCGAGTTCTTCACCACGTTCTGTGTAATAGAGTGGCTGAGGATCTCGATCGTTCTCATACTTCAGATAACCTGCAGCATCAGAAATGTATTCTCCGTCCTCATCACGAAGAGGAGAAGAATGATCCCATGTACCACGGGTGCGAAGTGATGAGATACCACCACCGTCGATGAGTTCTTGTACATCTTCGCGGTTCAGATAGTGTTGAACCAGAATCTTACCATTGCCTTCAGGATAACCATCCCAGTGGCAGTAAACACTTACCACAGAGTGATCAGGAAGTTCAATGCCGATGCGTGAGCGGGTTCCCATGGTGTTTGGTGGTGAACTTGTTCATTGTAGGGCACCTGGCGGAGATTGTCAAGTGCCCCAGAGACTCAGATCAGGTCTTCGTACTCACCAGAGTCCAGAGCGTCCTCCAGAGCGGTCACAAGACCGTCGAAGTCCTCTGACGATGGTAGCACACCGATGAGGATGTCCACAAGGTCTCCGTACTCCTCACGGAGTTCATCCAGGTACTCAGCGCGATTGGCGTAACCGTTCTCAGTGTAGATCGACATGGTTGGTTCAGGTGTTGAACGAGTTCAATCTACATCAGAAAAGCGTGAGTTGTGCCACATCATCGGACAGTTCAGATTTTGGCATAAGAAGCTGCCTCAGACGCTCCAAGTGGTCTATACGTACCCTCTGCTTTGCCTCCGCACAGAAGTCCACAGGGACACCATGCTCAGTGTTAAAAAATCCATAAGAATCGACGGGACTCTTATATAATGCGCTATTCTTATAAAAATAGACCCATTTTTCATCAATAAAAAACTTCATGAGAAGGGATCGAACTCCTTTACCGTTGCGTGTACATCTTCGTCACCTTCTAATTGTAGAAGGTCTTTCCATCTTATATCATGCACGTCTAGATCATCATAGCAATCTATGTCTAGAGTGACAATGACTCTGCGCTTCTGCATTAACATAAGAACTCGATGCAATGTGTACTAGATTCTATCATGCATAATGGCGATATGCAAGATCTTGATAATCTTGCCCATCTCGTGCATAATCCTCGTCGAGATCTGATGTGCCAAATTCGGCATATGTATCTTCGTCGAGATCCGCGTAATCGTTGCTGTATGTATAATCGAGATCGTAGTCGTCGTACATAACTCGTCGAGATAACTGTGTATATTATAACATAAGATCTCGACTAGATGCAAGCATGTGTACCAGTATCGTCGAGATTCTCATAAGAATATATAGGTCTTATGATATAGAAATGTTATATAACGCTAACATTATATGAGTGTCTCAGCGCCTTGTGCCAGTTTTTGGGCCGTCCTGGGGCTTGACAAACTGCGCGTTTTATGATATGCAGGCAAAGGTCACAAGACTCAGAGGCATTTATAAGAACTTAAAAGCATTTATATCTTATTCTCAATAATATACCTAATTGATTCTCAATAAGAACAATTATTGAGAATGTTATCAAAAACACATTATAATTTAATCTAATATTATCGTTTTATACCATAAAATAACATTCACATCAAATATATTATTATATATCATATGTTAAGCATTGTGTATTATAAATAAAAAGCATTGTCTATTATAAAAAATGAGTAGAGGAATTATTTACCTTATCACAAATAAAGAAAACGGTCACAAATATATTGGTCAAACCACTCAAGGAATGAATAAAAGGTGGCAACAACACATACGAGAAGCACTACAAATGAGTGATAAACCATTACATCGAGCAATGAGAAAATATGGAAATCATAGATTTACCATTCAGGAAATAGATGAATGTGATGAAAGATTATTAAATGAAAAGGAGCAATATTGGATAGAACATTACAATACATTTCAAAGCATGGAGGGTTATAATGCTACAAGTGGTGGAGATAAGGTTATTTTCTCAGAAGAAATAAAGAGAAAAATGTCAGAAAAGGCAAAACAAAAAATATTAACAGAAACACATATAAAAAATGTATCAGAATCATTAACTATAAAATCAAAAATAAAACCCTGGGGTATTCTTACAGATGAAAACAGAGGTAATGGTAAACACAGTGGAATAAGAATACGTGGTAAGAACTTATCAACTGGAACATGTACCGACTATGAGAATGCAAGAATGGCAGCACTCTCTCTTACAGGTGATCCAAATAAAAACGGGAATATCTTACTTGCAGCAAAAAAGGACGGAACTGCATATGGACATAAGTGGCAACTATTAG